GCTCACGGTTGCCCGATGCGAACGAAAGGGTAGCGAAATGAAATCAGGTTATTCCGCGACATATACTTGTGTTCATGGTGTGAGAACCGCGACGAGAAGTTTCGTCCGTGTGTTTGGTCGTCGGGGCGGGGGGGTTGCAACTTGGAGTTACGATCTGTCAAAGTGTCCGCAGTGTTCCAGGGCCGTAAAGGAAGCACTCGATGGGCAAGAAACAGAAAGAACGAGTCAGTGAACTATCGCGGCGCGTCGAATGGTTAGAGTCGCGAATAGAGCTTCTGGCCCGCGAAGTCCACTCGCCGGATACGACAATCAGAACTTTGCTTGACGGGATCGCTCCTTTGGTTGTCGGTTATCAGCGAGAACCTGAGAAGACGAACCCGATGGAACAAATAGCAATGGGTTCGCTCGGTTTCAACGAGAGAGCGGGTGTCACGGACGGCACGTGGTTCCCTGACGTGGAGTTCGATATATCAATGGAGGACCCTTCGCGATGGCCGCAACCGGGGCATCTGAATCCGATTCAGCAGCCGCATCCGACTACCTTGAACGGCAGTTATCGGATCGAGAACGGACACGCCGTAAGGAACGACGGAGAGCCGATGTTCCGGGTTGGGGAGACAGCACCCCCTCCGGACTCCGCGACCGAGTAGACCAAGACGAAGCCGAAGAACTCGCTGCCCGCGAACGACAGAAGCAGCATGTTACGGAACAGGATCGTCGCGTTCGTACCTTCGATCGCACTCAGTTTGTTGCTCACGTTAGCGATCGCATCAACTACAATCGTAACGGCGATATGCAAGTTACTTTGCAGATTCCGTACCAGTTCAAACACCTCGCGGAACCACTAACAGACGCGTTCGGTATCCCGTTGTCGTTCGATGTCGAAGTGTGGGCGCCGTACAAAGACGCGAGAGACACGGAAGGTGCCTGATGGCGTGGTGTCCGGTGTGCGGGAGATACTGGCTGGTACGGACAGGCCAGATAGTGCGACGAGGTCTTCTCGGATGGTCGTCGAACGACGTGATCGAACCTCAGGACATGGAATGCCCCGACTGCGAAGCGAAACATGGCTGAACCCTCGTACGTCCAAGAAACCAACGAGCTTGCCACGCTTGCGCTCCGCGAAGCGAAACTGATCCTACAGTTCGGGCCGTCGCAGCAGAAGATACAGGTCGTACGAGCAGTCCTCGGTGTTCTCGCAAGACAAGCGGCGGCAGGACAAGACGCCGCAGCCAGCGAAATGCGACTCAAGATGGAAGCACTCATGTCTTCCATGCGCGAAGTACCCATGATAAACGCTGTCGTAGTCGGCGAACACGACTATATTGACGCTGAAGTAGTGGAGGATGAATAAATGCCCGGTGGCCCGCAAGCATACTGGTCGATTAAAGCGTTCGACCTCGCCAGCGAAGAACCCTGGGACGGCGCGGACATGCCGCCAGAGTGGGAACCATTCGCGATCGTACTACAAGGAGCGGCAGCAGTAGTCATCTGCAAACAATATCATGCTACAACTGACGCCGCTGTTGAAGACCCTGACAATCAAAACGAAAGAACTTGAGTTCCGGCCGTTAGACCTGTTCTTCGTTCACCCTGACTACGGCGACTTCGGGTGGGCGCAACGACGGTTCGTCCATCAAGTCGAGAAAACCTACAATGAAGGCAAACCCGTACGTATAATCACCTTGAAAGCACGACAGCTTGGGATATCGACCGTAACCGAAGCGATCCTGTTCTTGTGGGGTTTCATACATCACGGTACTAACGGCCTGGTAATGGCCCACGAGAACACCGCATCGTTAGAGTTATTCGAGATGACGAAACTATATTGGGATCGGTGGGATTTCCGTGACGCCTATACACTTCAATCTGCGACCAAACAGAACTTTCATTGGGCAGAGACTCGTTCAAGACTGCGTGTCGCCACCGCGCGTAACATTCAATCTGGACGAGCATCCACCCTTCACGCAGTACATGCGTCTGAGGTTGCTTTCTATCCTGACCCGGCGACCCTTATGCTCGGACTGTCTCAGACTATTCCGCAACGCCACGGATCTATTGTGGTACTTGAAAGCACAGCCAACGGACTTGGAAACTGGTTCTACGATGAGTGGTGCTCCGCTGAGGAAGGAGCCTCCGATTACGTTCCGCTCTTCTTCCCCTGGTATAAGCATCCAGAGTACCGAGTTCACACAACGCTCACCATTGAATCGGAACTAACCGCCGATGAACGACAACTTGTTCGCTTGGGTGCAACCTTGGAGAACATCGGTTGGCGTCGATGGGCTATCGTCAACCTCGCGCGAGGCGACATGGGACTCTTTATGCAAGAGTATCCGTCGACGCCTGAAGAAGCGTTCATTACCACCGGACGACCTATCTTCAACCATCTGAAACTGAAAGAAGCGTTCGACGAAATCCAAGGCCACGTCGGAATATTCGTTGAGGATATTCGCGGCCGGGTCCATTTCCAGCCCGACCATACGGGACAGTGGACGGTCTACAAGTCACCAAAGAAAGGCGACGTTCGCTGGGACCGATATTTCATTGCCGGCGACCCGTCCGAAACTATCAGCGGGGACCCGTCCTGTGTTCAAGTCATCAACCGCGAAACATCCGAACAGGTGGCCGTGTATCACGGCCGAGTAAACCCGATGCATTTCGCGGACGAAATGATGCTGGCAGGGAAATACTATAACAACTGCATGTTGTGTCCCGAAGTCGAAGGCGGCGGACAGGCAACCATCGCACGAATCCTCACCCGCAACTATCCGAACGTGTGGCTCGACAAACGCGCCGATAGGTTGCGCGGGTCGTTCAACGTGTTCGGCTGGTCAACGAACTATAACCGTAAACGATGGGCGATCGGTACATTGCAGCGGATGATCATTGACGGGTCCTTGACCATCCACGACCGTAAGACCTACAATCAGCTACGGAACTATGTCGAAGACGACTCCGGCTATTGGGGTAACGCGGACAGAGAAATGCACGACGATGCGGTCATGGCGTTAGCGATCGGGGCGGTAGCCAGTGAATCAGAAGGACCGTTCACCGCTGACCCACCGGAACGTTCGCCCATCCAAGACCTCTACGCACAAGAGTTCGACATCGCATGATAGTTCGTTGTCTTGTGTGTGAAGTCTCGTGGGATATTGATTATGACCCGCCTAGGTGCGAGGACCCGGATCATACTCATGTACTTATTGAAGAAGAAGAATGACAGTCTACGCGTACAAATGCCGGGTGTGTGGGGAACAATTCGATTCAACTTCGCGGTCAGTTACGAGCTGTCCAAACTGTCTCGGCAGGGATGTTGGCAGGGATTACTCCACGGTCCAAATCGGCGCACAAGTCTTCAAGCCGCATTACAATCATGCGGTTGGTTCGTACGTATCTTCGTCACGGGAGTTCGACAACATGCTAAAGATACGTGGAGAGGAAGCGGGGACCACCTACGCGCGTATAGACCCCGGTGACATGCCGCGACCGAAGACCGACGACTACATCTTTGAGGACCAGGCGCGAACGATCCGCGACAAGAACATCAACGTAAAGGACTTGTACTGATGCCTGACGTAGCAGCGTGGATCACAGCTATCGGTGTCGCGATCATTGCGGCGCATCATCTGTTGGGGATTCTCGGGCGTAAGTAATGCCGTTCAAATCTGAGAACCAACGGCGATTCTTGTGGGCGAACCATCCGGACATTGCTGAAGCGTGGGCGCACGGGAAACACACGTCTAAAGGTCCGCACCGGATGCCGACCCGCGGGTCGAAACGAAAGTCACGAAAGTCTCGACGGTAAATGCCGGTCAACTTCAAAGGCGTCCCCATCAAACAAGGCAATCCGGGTGACGTGTGGGTTCTTGACGACCCCGCTAACGACGAGTACGGATGGTATCCGGTTGCGGGTGTGAGCGGAGAGCCGGGTCCTCCCGGTCCGCAAGGGCCACCCGGACCAGAAGGACCTATGGGTCCAGCAGGACCCCAAGGCGACCAGGGACTTACGGGATCGCAAGGTTCGACAGGAAACACTGGGCCGCCCGGTGCGACCGGTGCGACGGGACCCAAAGGCGACACGGGTGCAACGGGTGCAACCGGTCCCCAAGGTGCTCAAGGACCCTCGGGTGCTCAAGGACCCTCGGGTGCGACCGGTGCGACCGGTGCGACGGGACCGCAAGGACCGCCCGGTGTCAGTGTTATCGCAAGAGTTACGGACAATAGAAGAGCTACGGGCGCTGGAACGGGAGGCTACTATCTCTTCGCCATATCCTTCTCGCTTACCGCGATCGCTAACCACTGGTACAATATCTCCGCGCAGTGTAATCTTGTGGGAACTGGCACAACTGTCTACCTTACCCTCATGGTTGACAATGTTGCGCAAACACCGCGCCTCGCACAAGTCGGTGCTCTCCCTGGTAATGGCGGAATACTTACAGGTGAAAACCTCATCAAACCCGCGGCCGGAACGAGACTCATCAACGTCAACCTTCTTACGGCGGCCGGGACGGTAGACGTCTACTCGGATCAGGACCCGGCCCTACTCATAATCAGCGATTGGGGAACGTGATGCCCGCTCCCATGACTCTAACGGAGTTCATGCCCCGTGCTCAACCGGACCTACAAGTCGTCAGTGATCTGCGAACACTGTTCCTTATTGCAAGGGATGAAAAACGCAACCGGTACGATACGTGGATGCGTAACTATCGACTCGTCAACAACCGAATCGGTGGTACAGTATCGAACTGGATGCCCGCTCCAAGAGATAGTGAAATCTATCCAAGCCTCTCGTCCCTCGTCGCGTGGATGACCGACCAAGAAATAGACATCGACCTCATCCCCGCCGCCGACCCCAACTCGCAACTCTTCTCGTACGTGTCCAAGATCGCTGACGACCTCAACGACGTCATGTACACCAACTGGCAAGTCGAAGACTACGACGCGCAAATCAAACTCGCATTGTGGGATGCGTGCATGTACGGGACAGGCATCATTAAGAACATTTGGGACAACGCCTCAGCCGGTGGATACGGGAACGCGGTTATGCGGCGAACCGATCCGTGGGCGTTCTACATGGACCCGGCCGCGACCTGCTGTGCCGACGCCGAATACATGATTGAAGTCAGAAAGTGTTCGCTCGATGAAATCCAACGACGATTCCCTGACACTTGGCGACGCGTTGCGAAATCTTCTAGCTCCAGTACAGACGGCTATGACGACAAACCGAAGATTTACGGGAACGTTGACAACCGTGTCAAAACGAATCCAGGCCAGATTCCGTCAACTGGTAGTTGGCCTGGGTCTTCGCCGCGGGTAGGAACCTGGGGAGGCAAGAGCCGAGACCGGCGGATTTACCAACCCGACGCCCAGTATGTATTATATGAGTTCTGGTTGAAAGTCAACGACGAATACGAAGAGTCGTGGCCCGAAATCGAGGACGAGAATGGCGACATCGAAACCCCCGAATACTCTGATAACCGCGTACGACCCGAATGGCGATTCGTCGCCATGTGCAATAGTTGTATACTACTTGACGTTCCAGTGTCCGACCTGTGGTCGCACGGTACGCCTCCGTACGAAGACTTCCGATTCGACGACATCGGAGAGTTCTACGGCATTGCACTTGTGGACCATATCGCTCATCCGCAAATCTACATCAATCGTCTGCTCACCGCCTTGCAGCACAACGCTGAACTTACAGGAAATCCGATCTTCATTGAGTCGGCCAACAGTGGACTCAATCGTGTCAACATTATCAATCGACCTGGGCAACGCCTAACCGTCAGCGGACCCGCCGCAATGCAGAACCGGCCTGACTGGCTGCAACCGCCGTCGATGCCGCAGCAAGTAATGGACCTGCTACAGTTCTGGATCGGACGAATCGAAAACACCATGTCCCTGTCCGCGTTACAGAAAGGTATCACACCGACACAACGAAACGCGGAAGGATCGCTCAACATGGTCCAAGAAGCAGCGTTCGTTAGGATTCGTAGCGCGCTCTCCAATCTCCAAGCGTGCCTGCAACGCTCCGCGCTAAAACTCGCTGACCTTGTCGTTGACAACTACACCCAACCGCGAATCATGGCAATGATTGGTGAGGAAGGCGACATGGTCGCGAAAGCACTCGCAGGACACCACTTTATGATCCCGTCGCCCAACGGGTCCGCGCCGCTCAAATACGTGATTCGTGTCGAAGCGGGAGCAGGAGGCCCGACATCCCGCGCCGCTCGTATGGCCGAAGCCGACAAGCTGTACGGCCTTGGAGCCGTTGACGACCAGTACGTCCTACAGAAGCACCGGGTCCGTAACCCGAACGCGATCCTCCAACGCCTGTACGACAAGCGTATGAAGGGACTCGTCACCACACCCGGCAAGACCCGCGGTGGCGGTAAGTAGATTCCACCTGTCGTCCTGTTGACGACCCGCAATCCGTGTGGGACGATCGTCGTATGGCTGATGGACCCACGCCTCGACCCGCTGGCTGGAAAGGCGGCTCCGAGGACTTCGGATTCGTCCGCACCTTCGACGGACACATCGCTGTTGACCTCTTTGAAGTCGGCACGGACGACGAAGGTCGATTCGGACACAGAAACGCACGTAAGGGTTTCGATCGCGCCGACATTGGCGGCGAATACGAAACCTTCACGGACTAAGTAGAGCCGCGTAGACGGTGAAAGATCACGGGAGGGGGTGACCAGCATGGCTCGTCGTGGACGGAAGCACGGTCGTCGGGGTCGGAAGTAGCCCCCTCTTCGTTCGGGAGGACGGATTCGACATATTCGTCCTCCCGATATGACCAAGAAAGGAGCACGGTGCCGACCTCAGCGAACGACAATCCGACAGGCGTAACCCCAGGTTCTCGATCGCCGACGCGTACTGCGCTCTCAGGCGGATCATCGCCACGCAAGCAGTCCCGCAAAGGACGAAAGAGCGGTAGATCATAATGCCCGCCTCAGGACCAACCAAGCCGCGCGGCGGATTCGTCCCCGGTATGGGACGAGGATCACACGGACGTAAAGGTAAGCGCAAGAAGAGAGGAACACGATACTGATGGCTACCGACAAGGTTGGCAACGACATGGGCAAGCGCGGAACGAACCAGTTCATGCGTCAGGGCCACACGTCGCACATCTACGGCAACTCCCCGACCGTCGACGCGAAGGGTTCGATCACGGCACCGCCGAAGGACCTGAAGCCGTAAAATGGCAGGCGCGGCCGGGGGACAGAAAGGTGTCGTAGAAGCTCTACAGAACACCTACACGGACATCGCCAAGATGGCGTTCCTCCCCGACGCGCAACAGCACCAGCAGTTCCTTCAAGGCCTCCAGCAAGGCATCCTCAACTATCTACGCCAACAAGCCTCGGCGTCGATGCAGAACCCGCCCGGTGGAGCGATGGCGGGTATGGGCGGACCGGGCGGCGGGATGGGCGGCGGACCTCCCGGCGGAATGATGGGAGCCAACCCTGGCGGACCGGGTGCCCCGCCAGGAATGCGGATCGCACCCGGAGGCGGCGCGGGTATGAGCGGACTCATGGGCGGCGCACAAGGCGGCCCGAACCCTGATGATCTACGACGTCTACTCGCGCAAGGAGCACAGCAGTGAGTGACTTTCTCGCTACCGACCCTGAGCACGGCGGTGTAACCGACGAAATGCTCGAACAGTTCTTCGCGGACAACCCTACTCTGCGTCCCCTTGCTCCGATCGCAGAACAGACTGGGGTTCCGCCTGTTGGGGACGCGGACACTGAGCCGTCCGCGCCCCCAACGACGCCTGAACCGGCTACAGAAGAGCCGGGCGAAGGGGAACCGCCGGAGACTACTGAGCCGTCCGCGGAGCCAGAGCCTCCGGCGGAAACCCCCGAAGAGGGAGCGTTCTACGAGTTCGACGGGCAACGCTACCCCGCATCCCAAGTCGAAGCGGCAGCCAGATTCCAGTCGCAACTCGTCAACGACCCACAACTACAGCTACTCATCAGGAACTATCTCGCAGGTGGAGTCGCGGCCGAGAGCGCACCGCCAGCGAGTCCCGTAGGTGAGGGTAGCGCACCTACGGGACCTCCGATTGAACTCGACCTAGACGACCCCCAAATCCGTGCGCTGTACGGAGTCATCCAACAGCAGCAGGAACGACTCGACGGTCTACAGTTCGGGTTGAACGCGTCCGTAACCGCACAACAGATGCAGCAGCGCAACACGGTCAACGCTGCACTGGAAGTGGCGCAAGCGACGTTCGCGAAGGACCACAATCTGAAGCCGGAAGACATGCACCACCTGTCGCAAGTCGCAGCACGAATGAACGTGATCCCGTCGCTGCTCTCCGGAATCGACCCGATCACTGGTGCCCCGTCAACCCCCGACTATCAAGTCGCGTTCGGACGAGCGTTCGAGATTGCGATGAACGTAGTCCCAGAGTATCGGGACCGTGAGTTCCGGCGGTCAGTGCAGACACAACAAGACGATGCGAAGAAACGGAAGCTGCTCGGCGCAGTCGGCGGCTCGTCCGGTTCTGTCGCACGGACAACCCCGCCCCCGCGGCCAGGTTCGCCGGAAGCGAAGCGTCAGATGCTCGCAGAGGTAGGCTCGATGATGGACGGCAACTGGTCGGACCCGACCGCTAACTAGAAGGACGGACAATGGCAACCCCCATTGGGACCAACGAAATCAACTCGATCAGCCGCCGGTACATCTACCCGACGCTCGTCGACAACGTGTATCGGTCGAACCTTATGTTCTTCCGGCTGAACGCACGCAACAAGAAGGTCCTCCAAGGCGGCCTCCAAATCGAAGTACCGCTCGTCTACGCGCGGTTCGCGGCCGGAGGCTTCTACCAGGGGTTTGACCTGTTGGACGTGTCGCCGTCTGACACCGTCAAGAACGCGGCATACGACTGGAAACAAGCGTATGTTCCCGTGTCCGTCGACGGACTCACACTCATCCGGGCAGACTCGCCGGAAGCGATCGTCAACTTCCTGTCGTTCTACTTCGAGCAGGCACAAACCGAACTCGCCGAAATCCTCGGCGCAGGCATCTGGTCAACCGCCAACGCTGTCAAATCCGTCGACGCCATCCCCGCCGCGGTGGACAACGGTGCTATCGCAGCAACGTACGGCGGCCTGTCACGTGCAGCGAACACGTTCTGGAACGCAACAGTCACGAACATCACGCCGCCATTATCGTTAGTGACGATGCAAACCCTGTTCGGGACCATCACAGAAGGCGGACGGCACCCGACGATCATCGTCACCACCCAGGCTGTCTACAATCTGTACTGGGCGCTCTCAACTGGTGGTCAAGCGTTTCCTGTGCAGCCCGGCGGCCACGACGAGCAACTCGCGCAGAACGGGTTCACGAACCTCATCTTCAACGGTGTCCCGGTTGCTGTTGACTCGCATGTTCCGACCGCGAACATGTTCATGCTCAACGAAGACTACATCTACCTGTACGTCAACCCGCGAGCGGACTTCAACATGAAGGAGTTCCGCGAGCCGGTCAACCAAGACGCGATGACCTCACTCATCCTGTGGGCGGGTGACGTCTGCTTCTCCAACCTGCAACGGCAGGGCAAACTCACCGGCGTCACGTCCTAAGGAGACGAAGTGCCTGATCCGCAGATTCCCAACCCCGCAGGACTGTACGGCCTCACCGGAGTCCCGCAACCGTGGGCGATTGATCTAGTCAACAACAGCGGCGGCACGCTGCTCCCCGGAGACGTCGTAGTCATCGACGTCACCGGCACACTCGCCAACACCACCACAACCCTCAACGACAAGACCGTTGTTGGAGTCGTAGGCGCGAAGGCGCCGTCAGACTCGATCAACACACAGTCCGCGACCGGACCCGGCCTCCCGTACGCAGCAGGAGCAGTCATCCCTGTTATCGTCAAAGGACCGGCCCGTATCAACGTTGGCGCGAACACACCCGCACTCGGTGACACTCTCACACCGTCAACAGTCGCGAAGGTTGCGATCACCAACGCTACGGCCCTGGCTGCCAACACGGTCATCGAATCGTTGATCGCGGTCGCACTGGAAACAGCCAAGGACGCCAACAACACGCTCCGCGCATACATCAACAAGGCATAGGCTACCATGACTGTAGGACCCGGCGATTTCGTCAAGATCAAGTACGAGGGACGTGACTATCCTGTACGCAACAAAGACGGCGACACGATAGAAGTCAACCGCGACGAAAACCCCTTCACGATCGCGTGGGACTCACGAGCGTACGTTCTGGAAATGGGTAAAGAAACCTACGTGCCGTTTGAAGCGATGATGGTTGCATTCGGAGACCCACGATCATCGGGTGCTATGGCAACCGTTCGTGACATCGCCGGTAACGTTATGTTCATTCTGGATCGGCCAACGGAAGTAAGACGACTCCGAGCGCTCTACGACAACCAGTTCGGCGACGAAACCGAAATCCTGTACGGCCCAGAAGCCACAATCGAAGACGTCGACGGCAACGAAATCTTGTCGGTTCTGAACGATCCGACCGGCGAATCTGTTACCCCAGTGCAACAAACCGTTCTCGATCGTGACCAGTTGCTCAACCAGTTGGCTCGCCAGCAGCGCATGATCGAAACACTTGCACAGGCACAAGGCATCGACATTACCAACCCGGACGTCGTCGACGAACCCGAACCGGAACCTGTTGACCCGTTCTCGCAACCGCCTGAAGACACCGGAAAGAATAAGTAATGGCGCGATATCAAGCAACCGTCGAATCTGTTGCTGCTCTGTCCGGTGTCGCTCCTGTCAGCGCGGGTGCAACCAACGGACTCTTCGGGAACCTGACCGCAGGTGCCAACGCTGGCTACAAACTTCGGCGAATCACTCTCGGCGTTCGTGCCGGTGCGTCAGTTCCAACGTCCCAACAGTTGACTGTCGCGGTTGTGCGAACCACAGTCAAGGGAACATCCACAAACACCAACGCGGGCAACCGCATGGACCCCAACTCGAACTCGACGTCTCAAGCAGCACTCGACACGGCCTGGACCGCGGCACCTACCGCCACATATGCGGTTCCGTACTTATTTGAAGTATCATTCAACTCGCAGTCTGGTGTGGACCTTCCGTTTGAACTGTTAGAAGAATGGATTGTCCCAGTCGGCACGGCCAACGGACTTGCGTTCTTCAACGTTGCTAACGCTCTTCCCGCCTCCCATCTATATACGATGGCGTTGGAGTGGGAAGAATGAATGCCCGTAACACTCGTACAGGGAACAGGCGGACTCTGCACTAACACTGGCGGACCGGCAAACGCCGCCGCGGGAGCACTCGCGAACCCGCCGGTAGTCGGCAACCGACTCTACATTGTCGGGTCTATCCCCGCTATCGCCGCGAACGTTTCGGCCCAGACAGGATGGGCGATCCTCGGTGCCGCGGTCAACAACGGGTCCTCCACCGGCAGTGTTGTCATCTGCACGAAAGTCTGCACGAGTGCGGTCTCCGACCAGTTCGTGACAGGACCAACATGGACCGGCGCGGCAGGAAACTTCGCGACCAACATGTACGAAGTCAACGGTATGACACAAGTCAGCCCTCTGGCGGTAGGAACCGGCGACCGTGCCGTAACCGCATCCTTGATTGCTGCTACATCACAAACCATGACCTGTCCTCAACCGAACCAGTTACCCGACGAGTTCGGGATATGGGGATGCGCGGCGGTAGCTAACATGGGCGCAGGACTATCGTCCGGTCCGACAAACGGATGGACCGAAGACACGGCCGGTAACGCGGCCGGACTCCTATGGTGCATGCACAAAGTCATCTCCGCGATCGAAACATCATCGTCGGGGATCACATGGCCCAACTCGGTGGTTACCGCGCACCGGATGCAAACCAACAAAGGCTACTCTCTGGACGGCCCGTGGCCGCTAACCACGTCGTAACATGCCAGGCGACCGTATAGCACGACGGTTCGGTGGGACACCATTCAAACACCGATCACGGAAACGACAGTGGGAACCGCCGTGGCCGCAACGAAACCCGCCGTTCCCGTTCCAAGACCTTGTAGGACGCCGGCAACGAATCCTGCCGCCACCACGCCGCGGACGAGTCGGCTACCACTGGTTCGACACGTTCCCGCAAACACCGTGTCAGAACAATGTTCTCGTTGACCAACCGATAGGGTACTGGCCGCTCGCGTTCAACGGTGTCTCATCTATCACCGAAACGGACTATTCGGGGACACATTCGGATCTGACATGGACGCTCGCTCCGACCGCGCTCACTCTCGAAGACAAATCTGGTGTCAGTCTGGCAGGCGACCGAGAAACATCCGCGGCGGCGGCAACCTGGCAAGGCCCGTTGTCGTGGACAGTCGAATGGTGGATGCAGTCAACGGCCACTTCGATTCCGGCCGCATTCATGGCGATCATTTCCCGGCGAGCCGGAGCGAACGACGACTGGGCAGTCTACGTTGACCGCACCAACGGTCGTCTCCAAATCAACTGGACGAACCAAGGTGGCGTAGTATCCCAAACAGCGACCTCAACTGGTGTCAACGTTCTCGACGGTTCCATGCATCACTGTGTAGCCGAAACGACTTACGACCCGGTATCCAACAACACGAACTACCAGTTCTATGTGGACACGATAGACCGTGGTCATGGTCAGATATTCGCGGGAGGATCGGCGAAGACCACTCTGGAACCGTTTCGGCCTATGGGAGAGAACGGAACCCGCCAGTATATCGGCAACATCGCTGGTCTCGCGTTCTACAACTACGGTCTATCACAGTCTCGTGTTATCTCGCATTTCCAGTGTATCCAAGGAACATGGAATCCGACGACGATTATCGTTCGGTATCCGCGACGGTGGCCTGCTTGGCGGCGGTCGAGACGAGCCGAGCCACCCTTGCCTCAAGCTGCTGCGCCGGTTGCTCCGGTGTACCCCTATGAAATCCTCCGAGCGGCCCGGAGACGGGCCTACAGGGTCCCGAGACCGAGGTTCTGGGTCCTTGTACCCCCCCAAGCAGCACCGCCCGGTGTAGGCCCGGTCAAAGAACCCATCTACGGGGTTCTCGTGACAGACGGCCACACGACTGGTATTCTCGTCTCTGACGGACGTACTACCGGCGTGTTGCTAACAGACGGACATACGTTCACGTACCTGATTTCGTAGGGGGCGAAATGGTAGCACCCAGTAACACGTTCTACATCAAACGGAACGACACAGCCCCCGCAATCGAAGAATACCTACGTAACGCGGACGGCACGGTAGTCCCACTCACAGGAGCCTCAGTCCAGTTTCACATGCGAGACGGCACCGGGACAGTCAAAGTCAACTCGCCGGCGACGATCGTTGACATCCCGACAGGTCACGTCAAATATTCGTGGATATCGACAGATACGAACGCGGCTGGAACGTTCTACCGGGAATGGCAAGTTACGCTCGCCTCCGGGCTTATCGTTACCACACCCAACTACATCGACTACCCGGTACAAATCGCGGCGGATATCGTATGAGAGACGGATATCGTATGAGAGACGGATATCGTATGAGAGACGGATATCGTATGAGAGACGGATATCGTATGAGAGACCCGCGCGACCGTCCGAAACCAACATTCCCGAAACCGAAACCGAAGCCGCCATGCCGTTAGAACCAAACGACTGGAAACTGATGCTCGACTACTCCGAGCGGGAACTACTCGGAGAACTCGCGGCAACCCACGCCGAACTCGCGCAGCTTCACGAAGAGATAGCGTTCGGGAGAGTCACCGAGTTCGCACGACCTGAAATGAAACCGCAACGACTTAGCGACGAAGGACATCGCGACGCGCTCATCGAGAAGAAGTTTCTTATCATAAGGCTACTCGATGCCCGTAAGGTCACATGATGCCCGTAAGGTCACACGATGCCCGCAAGTCCTAACGACTATCTCAAATACATTACCATAGACGACTTCAAACCGGGGATCAGCGACAACCCAGGAGCGAACTATCCTTCAGGGTCCGCGCAACGCGACCAGACATTCCGGTGTATCGCCAACCGGCAAGGCGCGCTAACACCGCTACCTGCACGAACAATACCGTTCTCGATGCCGTCAGACGGCACACCCGCACCCGATAGCCGGTTCGCGATCGACGGTCTGTACGCGCCACCTATTTCGATGCTGCCAACGGTTCTGGCGTTCAACCCCGACATCTTTCCTGAGCATGAACTGATGGTAGGTAACGAATGGTTACAGGGAGGAAACCTCAATCAGAAACTTCGCCGGGTGCGAAGATACGAGGCGGCTGGAACGACGATGGATACTATTATGTCCGTCAGCCAGGCGAATGCTGCTACGACCCTTATTCCATCTGGTATGGGCTTCGGAACCACACGATCAAACCGTACTACTCCGACGATGCCTGGCGTCCCGGTCGTAGCCGCGATGTGGGTCAACGGGTTCCTGTTCAACTATGTGATCGAGTTCCCTGACGACGCAGCCCCAACCACAAACACACCGTACACGGTCTTCAGTAACACCGCGTTCTTTCTCGGGTTATGCTGCCATCAAGGACGAACCGTCGCACAACAAGCCACGTCGTACGACCAGGGTGTGAACACGAAAACGTTCATGGGTGAGAATATTATCTGGTCTGACTTCAACGATATCACGAACACACTCTGGTCTACGGCTGCACCGCAAGTCTTCGTACCAGAGAATCCGTCAGGGTTCGCGTTTCTATGTTCCATGTCAGCCAACGAAATGTTCGCGGTCAAACTTTACGGTGGAATCTATGTAACCGGGGATTTGAACACGGGACCGTTCGTGACCTCACTGCCGATGGTAACCGGGTCCGAAGTACAACAAGCACCTGTCGTAACCGGGCAGGGAGTCGTGTACGGAAACCAGTCCACAGGAATATGGATGTGGTCACACGGCGACACATCACAACTATTGTCGCCGCAAATGATCCCCGACTTCTGGCTGCTCGACGTACCACCCGAACACGAACTAGACGTCTACGGTGGTGTACGCTACCAGTTCGCCAGGTGCGACGACTGGGTGCTCGTACCGAACAACTGGTTGTACGACACTACCATTCAGTCGTGGTGGCGGTTTGAGGACCCGAACGTAACCGCAGTCCGATACTGGACAGTCATGTCGAGATTCATATACGGGGCCAGCGGGTTCTACGACAACTCGACTTTATCACCTATTAGTATGTGGGAACGATCGTATACGCCACCCGACAACGCGTTGAACTATTCGTGGCAGTCGCAGCCGTTGTGGGAGACGGTCGGGAACCTGACTGATGTCAGAGCGATAACGATTCGGGCCAAAGGACAAGGAACTGTAACAGTCACCGTAACTGGCGAAACGTCGACAGCGACCGTCCAGTTTGAAATCAACTCGACACTCCCGATCCTACGACGCCAAACCCTACGACTCCAGGACGCTAATATCGCAGTCAAGATTGTAGCCGACTCTGTTACTGAAGCGCCGACCGTGTACGAATGCAACGTTGGAACAGATGTTGTCCAACGAGAAACACAAACACAGTAATGCCATTCAACTTCAAACCGATCACGTCTAAACAGTTACATTTGCCGCACAAGGATTGGGCATCGAACCCGCAAGACGCACAGAACTGGTATGAACTAGAACGATGGTCGATGCGACTCGGAACTGTAGGAGTCGCGAGAGCCGTCTACATAAACAACAGTATTTCCGTGCCGTCCGGAACAACAGTGTTCGTGCCTTTCAATACTTCCACCCAGATACAAGTCATTGGGTCCGCGTTCACACCCGTATCCGACGGTGTGCTCGTCACGCAAACAGGGTTCCTTCTCTATAACGGGTTCGTAACATGGGGTGTCCACGGCGGTGTTTTAGCGACCGCTGAACTAGATGTAACCGACCTCATCTCAATAGACGAACAATCTATTGTGGACGTCACGAATCTTGACAATCTACAAGTAAACTTCGGTGGCGGTTCGTACACTGACTCGCCGACCAACAAGTTTCAAATCTCGTATCATCAGGCGTCCGGTGCAACAATGACCTGTAAGGTGTATGTCTCGCTTGTGCTAATCGTCATCTAGCGGTAAGGTCTCGACAATGCCCGTAGCGCTCTCTGACTATCTACGACGTATCAGGTCAGTCATCGACGAACCCACAGCACGATTCTGGACGGACCAAGAACTAACCGACTGGGTCAACGACGGCGCACGCGACATTGCCCGTAAAGCCGAAGACCTACTCACGTTCGACACGTCCATCGCGGTGATAGCTAACGTCTCGACATATCCGCTACCAACGGATGTGATCCGGGTTCATCGCGCGGAGTTCGTACCGACCGGCTCGACACAACAGTATCCGATACGGGCGTCGTCCCAAGACGAAATGGACCAGATATGGGGCACCTATCAACTGAACCCGTCGTCTTATCCGTCGTGGTTTGTGACGAAGGGTTACCCTGGCGGGTCGGGGACAAGTTCGTTCTTGATCCAGTTCTATCCTGTGCCTGGACAGACGGGGACAATCAATCTGTTTTATTACAAGCTCCCCGTCCGGCTTGGCGACCCGTTAGAAGACCCCACACAACTCGCGATAACCGTAGACCTCCCCGAAGGATGGGATGACCTCATCGTCTCCTTCGTCGAATGGAAAGCCCTCCGCAAAACACGAGACCCGAACTGGGCGGACGCGAAGAAACTCTACGACGAACAACTCGACTACCTGTTGAACGTCACCAGATACTTCCACGACCAAGAACAAGTGATGACAACCTTCGCACGCACATCGCAACCGTCGTGGCTGACAGAATGGCCTGACTAATGGCAACAGGATACGGTGGTACCAGCTACAGTGGGTACAGCGACTCGACGTTCACGCCCGGCGGAAACCAAGGATGGACGCAAGTAGGCAACCCGCAGGCACCCGGAGCGAACTATATCGGACGACTCCCAGGCGACCGTCCCAACGACGCCGGATATATGACGCAACCCGGCGGTTCGACCCTACTGGTCCAAGGGGCGATGCCGACGCTGCCGCCCAACCTGCAAGCCTTCGGCGACCTTCTCTACCAAACATACGGTGCCCCCGCACAAGCCGCAGCCCAAAACGCGACCGACAACTTGTACGACCAGATGTTGCAACTCAACGCGCAAGGCGGCCTGAATGTTACCCAAGCGCAACAGCAAGCGGATTTCGCGAACCAAGGGTTAGCGCTCAACCAGCAGGGACTCGGTATTCAACAGGCCGCAAACGCACGACAAGCAGCGCTTCTCCCGCAACAGTACGGTCTCCAAACCCAGGGGTTCGATTTACAGCAAGCCCAAGACATATTCGCGAACCAGCAGCAGCAGCGAGCACTCAAATCGTCGTTGGTTACCTCTGGTGCTGGACAAGGGCCGGGAGCGAACCAGGCACGATCCGATCTGGCGCAACAGTTACAGTTCCAAATGCAAGGTCTCGGGTTGCAGCGACAAGGCGCAGGCCTCACCTATCAGGAACAGGTTGCACAGAACAAGGACGCGAAAGAGCAGCTTGGTATCCAGGCGAAACAGTTGGGCATATCAGAGCAGGAAGTCAAGACACGACTCAACAACGCACTCCAACAAATCGGTATCAGCGATCAGGTATCCGCGGACCAGATACTCGCCGACATCAACAATGTGTCCAAAGGGTTGCCGTCGTCGTGGGGTAACATTTACGGCGAACTGTTGAACGCAGGTGCAGCGCCGATGGCTCAGAATCCCGCCGCAGGTATTGGAGCATTGTAATGGCTAGCACTAGCAGAGACCAGTATCCCGGCGACCCCGGTCAACAAGCCGCAGGCAAAGCAGCTGACATTAGTACAAGCATTCTCGACTATATTACGGGTGCGGGCGGTGGTGGTACGCCGTGGTGGAACCCGATCAAACAAGCCGCGGCCGCTAACCCTCAAGCGTACGCCCAGTCGAACCAGCCCGCAGGCGGGTCTGTACAAGCAACAAGCAAAGTGGCTCTCGCGCCGTATGTAGACGCCTCAGGCCAGTGGACGCCTGGTACAGGCGTCCCGTCGTCCGGTACGACACCGGGTTCTACCCCCACGAATATTCCTACGGGTGGTACGGTACAATCCGCGGGTGGCCCTACTACTAGCGCGGGGACAGGTACTCTCTCATCGTTCAATCCGCTGGCGATGAACGCGTACATGAATAGTTTCCTTGTGCCTCAAATCCATGCTCAGACACAGATGATGATGGACGCGAACCAGAAGCTACGCGACACGGCCATGCAGAACCCGGCGTTCAAATACATGCCGGCGAACATGCAGGAAATGTTCATGTCTGACGCGGATCGTATCGCTCAACAGAACAACCAGATGTACACGGCGAACATGAACTCAGCATTGTCGGGTGCGGCTCTCGACCAGATGCTGAACGCGATCACATCGGCCCGAGGCGCGTCGTTGCAGGACTACGAACGTATCCTCAACCAGCAGGCCGGGTCCGGGGCAGGTCTCGCACCCACCGACGCCTCGTCGGCCCAAGCGATGGTTGATCAGGCAACCCAGGCGATCCAGCAAGCAAACCAGGCAGGCCAAACCGCGGCAGCGTCAGTGAAGACCGGCCCGTAGAATGGCGAAGTCTGATCTGCAACTAGCGCAACGAAACTGGGTGCGACGCATCCAACAGTCACGGTCGGCTGGTCTCCCCGACTCGTCGTGGCAGCAGCTAATGCAGAAAGACCTCATGTCCGTCAACCAAGGCCACTCGCCTATGGCGGACGCCGAAGTCCTCGACGCAATCAGAGCGTCCGCGGGCCTGTCGCCGATCAAAGACCCTCAGAAGTCAACGTCCGGGCCGCTCGACATTCTCGGCAACATCCCATCCGATATCGGTTCGATCGTCACTGGCTTCATTCCCGGTACGGTCAAATACGCGGCGTCGCTACCAACTCAACTCGGCGACCTTTGGACCTACTACACAGGCACAGAACAACAGCAGGCGAAGATCGCTCAACAGTACGGGATGAAACAAGGTAGCGACATTCAGGATATCGGTGATCTACTTACTGGTATTTCTCATTTCCCCGTCTTTGGTCCTCTTATCCCTGGTGTTCACACTGCGGCGTTGGCGACGACGTCTACAGGCCGGAAAGAACTTGAGCAACACCCGGTTGGTACTCTTCTTGACGTGGGAGCGGCTCTCGCCGAAGGCGGAAAGCTCGCCGGAATCGGAATGGAAGCAGGCGCCGCCGGAGCAGGCGAAGAAGCAGCCGCGAAAGCGCCGACAGTTCGTGAAGCGTTGGCGGCAGGGAAACCGTACAAAGCGGCGGGACGAGCGCTCCTGAAGGGAATCGAAGCCACCCCCAAGGTTGGGGAACGAATCAACCGTTCGACGATCCGCCAGTTTCTAGAAGACCATGCGATCCACCCGGACCAAGTAGCCAACATCAGCAAACCCGCAGCCCAAATCGACGACGCGAACTCTCTGCGAATGCAGAAGTTCGTCAAAGAAGAAATCCTTCCCAAATACCAGTCTCTCACAGAAGAAGAAGCGAACCTTGTTGACACTGTCGCTCATACGGGCGACTGGTCTCCGATCGCGGATCGACCCGACCTTCAAACAGTAGCGTACGGTCTGAAAGTCCTTCAAGACGAAGCTGGACGCGCGAACCCTGCGTTACGAGAAATCGAAGCCGAATGGGGACGATCGTATTTCTATCAACGCTCCCATCCGGTAGCACAGTCGTTTGAAGCGGTCCGGTCCGCGGAGAAACAGGTTGCAGAACTAAAGCCGAAACTTGACAAGGCCGAACAGTTGTATCTGTCGCGCAAAGCGAAATACGGTGAGAACCGGCGGACCACACAGGTAGCCCGAGCCAAATACGAGGACCTTCAAGCGAAATGGGAGAAGGCCGACAAAGCCCACGACAAAGCCCAGTCAGCGTTCCACGAGAACTTCTCCAAATACGCTCCCGCCGCGTTCTACTCGCACTTGGACCCGGCCGCCCGCGAAATGGCATCTAACGCCGCAGAACAACAGTATCGTGACGCTCTCGTCAAAGGGACGAACGAAGCGACAGCCCAAGCGAAACTGACGTCGGCGCTCAATCAGATTATGGGTGCGCAGAACTGGGGCGACTTTATTCGTGCGGTCGGCAACCAAGAAACGACTCGCATTCGAGCCGAAGTCGAAGCCACCTGGCAGACAGTTGCGAAACAAGGTATAGACCCGATCTATATTCCGAACACGTCCGCGACGAAACTGGAGCAGGTGATGAACCCTTCGATCATCCCTGACGCCCGGTACGCTTCGTCGTATTCGTCGAAGGACACGATGTTTAACTTGGGTCGCTCGCAGGCCAATGTTTTCGTTGGCGTAACCGCAACTCAGCGAGACATGCTCCGAGAAGCCGGGCAACACGAGTTCGTCAACGACTATCTCATCAACCAAGGCAACGTCAAGATCGAGAACGACATAACCGACTCCATCACCAACGCGATACGCAACGGGGGCGGTAAGGACGCGGCTACATGGGCGGACGTTCGAGCACAAGCCCGAGCGGAAACGTCGCGGCATTGGGTGAAGTTCTCCCCGGACGACTACGGCATGGCCGAATACTTTCCGTCCGCCGAAGGCGGCGAATGGATGATCCCCAGAGGTGTTGAACGAACCCTCAAATACATGGGATTCTCGAAAGAGAAGAAATACGGTCCGCTCAACGCCACCTACGACTACGGCATGAAGATATGGCGCTTCTCGGTTCTCACCACACCCCGCCATATCAGTCATATCACGCTTGGCGGGGCGATGATGGGCACACTCCAAGACCCTCTTTTCGGTGCCCACTTTATTCGCAACTTCAAAGCCGCCCACGACATGATAACCGGTGACGACTACTCTCTTATCGCGAAACTCGGCGGCAAGAACACGCACGAGTTCACGGACGCCCAAATCTATCATGCTGCCGCAGCGAAATCGTGGGGCCGGATCATGTCAACGGTCCTGCATCCGCTCGACAAGCTCAAGAACTTTGAAGAGAACGTCACACTCATGTACAAGGCGACCGAAATGATCGCCAAAGAGAAGAAAGGACTAGGACGCGAAGAAGCCCTACAGGTCGTCAACAAGATATTCGTCGACCGGAACGCGATGACACCGTTTGAACGCGCGACTATAGCGCGACTCTTCCCGTTCTACGGTTTCACACGCCACATTTTCCGGTATCTGATGACCTACCCGGCAGACCATCCTCTCGCGGCAGCGATTCTCACTAACTTCGCGCTCCAAGAACAAGCCGACCGCAAATCCGGTCTCCCCAACAACCTCGGGTTTATGTTCTTTCTCGGTCAACCCGACGCGCAAGGCAACGTAACCGGTATCGACTATCGTTCGATCGACCCGTTCCGGTCGTTCTTCAACGATTTCACGTGGGCAGGGTTCTGGTCGCAAGTCAACCCTGCGCTACAGTTCGTTGCTCAACAGTCCGGTGTCAATATTCTCTCCGGTACACCCGAGTTATACCCGCAAGTACACTACGACCCTCAATCTGGAACCTTAGTAGCGGATCGTCCGTCACCGCAGAATGCTCTCATGGGTGCGTTAGAGACCATGATCCCCGAAGCGCAAGGCGCGGACGCGTACCTGCAACTCTCGGACCAGTGGAAGAACCTGAAGACGACAGACCCGATGGCGTTCAAACAACGCCTCTACACCGCGCTTGGGATGCCGTTCTATCCGGAGTCGTTCAACCTTCCGCTAAAGCAGGAAGTCACCCAGATGAAGCGTTACCGCGACGCACAATCCTCGATCAACGCCGCAGTCCAGACCGGCGATTTCTCGAAAGCGAAGCGGTACAGCTATGTTCCGATCCCGAGCCTGCTTCGGCGGTACTTCGGGAACATGACCTATGCCACCCCCCAACAAATCGAGCAGATATTCAAGGCTCTGCAAGGCCGGTACCCCTCTGGGACCAACATCCATGCAGTCCTACCCAAGCCTTCACAGAGGCACAGGTAGCCCCCTCCGATAACCGGGGAGTTTCGCATGATAACGAACCTCAGGCTCCGACTCCTAGAAGACGGACGACCACAATACAAGATCGCCGCCGAAGTAGGAGTATCCCCGGCTCGCATCAGCGAATACGCTCTCGGCAAACGCCCGATCCCAACCAACCACATCTACTCGCTGGTCCGCGTTCTCGGCTGCAACGTATCTGATCTAATCGGGTTCGCCGACGACGAAACGATCCCTGATACTCTCGACTTCGCTCTCTACGACTGACGCGAAGTTCTCGTGGTTGAATAACGGGTTCCGGATACCTCGTTCCAAGCATCGAGGGTTTCGGTATACGATTTCCACTCGCCTTGCGTCCCGGTCACGACTCTTCGATTCTCCCGCCTGTACCACGGCCATCGCAGCAGACGTGCCGTATACGTCCGTCCACCATCCTCCTTCTTCGACGAGGCGGAAGTATATCGGATGGTCGTAGCCGCTGAGAACGACATTCCCGCGAACTCGCAAGAGAACGTCAACCAGTTCATTATGGTAGTCGTCTCCGGGTTCCACAGCGTAATATCGCTTGCCTCTTCGCGTGTCAAGGATATACGGGGGGTCGCAGTAGAACGTTGTATCCTCGGTATCCCACTCTTGAAGAATATCGAGAGCGTCCCTACATTCGATCTGAACGTGGCGGATACGTTCATGGATCAACCCCAATTTCTCTTGTCGCTGATACCAAGCTTTCGCGAGGTTGTCTTGGCGTCCTCTAGCCCAATCAGCCGCGCGAGCCAACCGTTTCCCTGATATAGACTGATTGATAACCGTGTAGAACGCGACTGCACGTCGGAGCGGATCAGCAATACCCTCGAACGAAAGACAGGTTTCAAACACTTCTCGGCTGTACGGAGTAAGGTCCACCAGTCGTGCGAACTCCGCGGCACTTCCGTCATCACGCAGAATCTCAAAGAGGTTGACAAGCGCACTATCAAGATCGTTGTAAACCTCAACCTCGGATCGCTCCCGGTTGAGAAGAACGCTGCATCCACCCCCGAACGGTTCCACGTAAATACGAGTCTGCGGGACGAGCGGGAGAAGGTCATTCAGTTGCTTTCCTTTCCCGCCCGCCCAACGGACCAACGACAGAGTGTTCACGAAGTTACTATACCAGCAGTGTACGCAGCCCAGAACATTGCCCACGCTGCCGGTGGAACACAATGGTCGTACTTCATGAAGTTTGTCACATCCACAAACTTGTCAAACGTAACCGGGAAGATGGTGCTACCGTCGCAGGTAAACGCAATCGTGATGTTCTGCCAATCAGTATTAGCTGCGTTCCAACAATCGGATGTTGTGATAATGCCCGTCCACCCCGTGAACCCCCACGCCAATACTTCAGCGACACCCGACAGTCCGCCAGTAGCCCAAATACCGAACCCGGTTGCACCAATCCCAACGACACACTTCACCTCGTCCCAGTTCGTGCCATCTCCGGTAACAGCCACAATCGCTACCGGATGAGGGTTCGGGTACGGTTGCGACGCGACGTCGCCCAAATCGCAGCCTGCTGCGGCCAATAGCAGCACCAAGAGGACAGCGAGCCGCCTCACGTTCTCGCCGCCCAAAGAACAATGATGAACGAGATAGAAAGCCCAATCACGGACCCAGCCGCGAAAGACTGCCATCCCCCATCATTGAAATGCAACGCGCCATACGCGATAGCTAGACACGCTGCAAGTGTTTGAAACCACTTCCTGTCCATTGTCGCCTTTCTTGTTGGTGGTGGGGTGGGACCGCCGGAAACACGGCCCCACCCCTTTTGCCCGGCCACCGATGGCGCGGACCGGGCGAACATGGAGAGACGGCCCTATCCCCCACACGCCGTAGGACAAGCAGGCGATTTGCCTGTGGGCGGCCCAGGAGGGTCCCCTTTCGTGATACGAAATGCCCAACCGTCTCTCCACGATCACTTTACGCGTCTCCACAGTTCGTCGAGGTGTCGTTGTAGGTGCAGCATCGAGACTTCGACGTCGTTGCTGGTGATCGGTGACGCTTCCAACGCGTCATGCAACCTGTTCGCAACATTACGAATCAGGAGCACAAGACCGTACAAGTCACCAGTACCGTACAAGTCACCAGTACCGTACAAGTCACCAGGACCGTACAAGTCACCAGTACCATCCGGTTTCGGCCTTACGTTCCTTCGCTGCGTCGAACTGTCTATCGACCTCTCGCCAGTATGCTTCGTCGCCATCCAAATCCTCTACTTCCTCGTCGCTGTCCACGTCCCTGTCCCGTCCCATTGCAACACCCACTCCGTTTCACAAGCCTTGCACTCAACGATCTGGTCGGCCATCAGTATCGGTTTCGGGCGGTCAACGAAATGACCACACGGAACTACAATCACTTCCCGTTCGTCCTCACCCATCGTCAGAACAAACGGGACGGCTTGGCCTTGTTCGCCTTCTTCTGTGATCTTCCACGGCCCGCGGTTCCAATCTTCCAGGCCCAATGCTTCGCGCACCATGCGATCCCTTGTTCGGTGACGTGTGTACCGACGACCGAACCGCACTTGATGCAAGGTTGGTAAACGTATGGAGGTATGCCATCGGACCCCACACTCTCGCGAAATGTACGAAGATCGTCTAAGACTTCGATTTGTAGTGCTCTGTTCCGGAGCACTGCTGCTGGATGCCATGTTGCCATAGCCCAAGGGGTCCAAGCAAGCCCTTCAACCGGAGCCTTGAACCATCGACCCCTAACCTCACCTATCCGGTGGTCCGTCCAAACACTAACGGCGATACCGCCGAACACCAGTATAAACTTTGGTTCGATCACACGAAGCTGAGCGAACAGGTTGATTCGGCAAGCCTCGACCTCGTTTCCCGTGGGCGTACGATTCGGGAAACACGACACAACATTCAAGTACGGACAGGGGCCGAACCGTGGGACCACCCAGGATCGTGCCAGCGAACCGCTCGGACCTACGAACGGCCTCCCGGTCTTGTCCTCTTCGCGTCCTGGCGCTTCTCCCACCACGCATAAGTCACAAGGCACGTCGCCGTCCCAAGCAACAGGCCCGCGACAACCGGCAGCCAAAGAGCACCTACGACACTCACGAACCTGAGTCCTCACCTGTAAACTCGTACTCGACGAACTGTTCACCACGAAGAGCCTCCATCAACTGATCCGCGCGCTTCTCGCCAATCCCAGGAACCTCCAACAAGTCAAGAGTATCACAATCCCAACTCATCGGGACACCGTCGAAATGGTCGAAGATAGCGGCCGCCTGCTTCGGGCCGATACCTTTGAACCCCTGCAACAAATGAATCGCCCACTCACGGTTACCGACCTTGCCCCACTCGTCAGGCTCAGGACCGGGACGAGCGTGACCGCCAATGTGTCGCGGTTTGCTGGTCCACCTCATAAACGCGGATATCGAAGTGGAGGTTTCCGCTACCGTTGTCGTAGTGACGACCCAACAGCCGTTCAACTGAATCGACCACAGCTTGCCTAGATGCTGGCTCACCCGCCACTGTGAACGCGTCCATGTCGCCAAGCCATCGTTCGTCCATGAAGTTCTTCCCTCCAAGATAAGTAGCGACAGCCCGAGTTGCTTCATCTGAGCTAACTCTTTGTCCAGTCTTCCGTCCATCACCGACGCGACGAAATCGCTGGCCTCTTTGCGTTGAACCCCAACTAAACCGAAGACGGGACTGGCCCACAAGAAATCGCTCCCATAATCCTCAGGTACTAGACTGACCGTCCCCAACGCCTTCAGAGTCATCGGTTCCGTCGGCGCTACCAACATCGTTCCCCTCTTCGTCCTTCCTCGATGGTTTCAGACATGGGGCTCATGCCATTGAGCATCATGTGACCACCTGAGCCATTGAAGGGGGCTCTATTTCACCGTCACGCAGTCTCTTTTCGGTGACAGCGAAGGAGTCGAAAACCATGTCATCAGTGGTGTCCGGGTCGTCGTTGAAGAAGGTGCCGAAGCCAAGAAGAACCATCGTCGCCATTGCCGATTGAACATCGGTCGGGTTATGAGAAAGACCGGCCCGGCCGATGGCTCCCACGAGGCACACTTCGCCCGCCCGGTTAACTACCTTTCCCCTGCATCGACCGTGAACCAGCATGTAATCGTGGGCATCTCGCAACACGTCAGCGACCCGTTCCGCTCTAGTGTTGAGCATCATGCGACCACCACCCTCCGCAACGCGGCCCGGTGCGTTTCGAGCGGAACCATCCAGATGTAATGCATACGCATGTAATCCGGAATCTTGGGATCGTAACGGTAGATGAAGACTCCCGCCTCGTTGAGCACGAGATTGTCGAGAGGGGTTATGGACCTACAATCGAGACCATACGTTGCCTCTTCGTAGTACAACTCGCCTTCGACGTTATCAATCTTAATCTGATCCATCGTCATCCCGAACGACAGGAGGGTCAGTGTTGACCTCGACGCGCTCCGCGACAGGCGACAGGATCACACTTGTCACCTTCGCCTCACCGACATACACGGGCAAGTTCCCGTCCCACTGGTACAACTGTGTAATCAACTCGGCAACGTTTAGAGCTTCCATCCTGCCTCTCCGATCAGATAAGCCATCACGAAATCCGGTGTTACTATCTTGCCTTTCATCATCGTTCGACCCCCGCCGGAGAATGGTTTACGTTCCTTCAACGTTGTCATCCGATAACCGGACGGCGACTCCTGCATGAAGATCTCCGTGTGGAACAGTCCAGGAAGATCGTCCTTACCGGCAGGCTTCATCCTTACCGGCAGATACTTCTTATACACCTCCGCATCATCCCCGAACTGGCCGGACTTCTCTTTGATCTCTTTCGCGAACGCGAGAGCCAACACATGACCGCGGAACGTGTTGACGAGATCTATCCCCATGCCGTGATACATGCGGCGGATCTGGACCCAACGTTTCCCGTAGTCCCCGCCCGGTGACGACCCAGCGATCTCGTGCCTCAGGAAGAACTCGTCGAGATCCTCGCCCTCGACATTCTGTGAGTAGGCTTCCTGCGCCCGGTCCCACAGAGGGTCGATGCGGTCGAACACGTACCAATCGTCCCTCAACGCGTTCTCGCGGATCTTCTTTACCGCGTCCTTGTAGTCCCCATAGTCATATATAGGGAACTGGTTGACGATCGTGTCGAGATGACCATCCTCGGGTCGCATCGCGTCCCACGCGTTGTCTGCGTCGACCACCCATAGATGCTCCGGTCCCTGGGTCTTGTAGATCCACTCCGCGATACACAACCAGATGGATGACTTACCGGCACCGTGGAGCCCGTACCCGAGGATCCGTTCGCGACGTGTACCGGGATAGTGGAGGCTCACGTGGGGTTCCAGTGGTAGCCGGGCTGCGGGTCAGGGACGGTCATCGGAGTCTCCCCACCAAGAAGTCAAATAGCCGCCAGTAGCGCCGGGTCGCCATGCCATCCGTCGTGAACCATGTCGTCTCGTACGTGAAGGCGTCACGACGTAGCACTGTGTGTCCGTAACGTCTCACGGGTTCCAGAAGGTCGTCGGTCATTCGTCTCTCCCTGCCAGGTAGGCGCGGACTTCATGCAGCGCCGTCATCTTGGCTTGCACTGATTCGGGGCCAGAGTCGGGCGGCGTCGGACGAACGAACTCGCGCAGCCAGCCCGTCAGCTTCTCGATGGTGGCCTGTTGCTCTTTCTTCTGTTCGATCAAACTCAACGAGGTTGACTTCCATGAGTCACGGTCACTGA